TGGTTATAACTCTTTAGCAACAAACACAACTGGAACAGAGAATGTATCTGTAGGAGCTTTTGCTTTGGACGCTAACACTACAGGAGATACAAATACAGCCGTTGGTTATGTTGCTTTATCAAGTAACGCATCAGGGGCGAGTAACACTGCTGTAGGTCGTGCAGCTTTATTTACAAACACAGCATCTAACAACACTGCTGTCGGTAAAGAAGCTTTAAAATTAAACACATCTGGAGCAGATAACACAGCTGTAGGTTTAAGTGCTTTGCTTGTTAACACAACTGGAAATCAAAACACAGCTGTAGGTGCTAATGCCTTAGATGCAAACACTACAGGTCAAGAAAACACTGCTGTAGGTTATCACTCACTTGGCGCAACTACCACAGGTTCAAGTAATACTGCTGTTGGACATGAATGTGGTACTAGCAATACTACTGGACAACGAAATGTAGCAGTAGGAAATACTACACTGTATTACAATACAACAGGAAATGATAATACTGCTGTTGGAAGAGGTGCTTTAAGTGCAAACACCACAGCTTCCTTTAACACAGCAGTTGGTAAAAGTGCCTTATATTTGAACACAACTGGTGCAAACAACACAGCAGTTGGTTATCAAGCTTTAGAAGACAATACAACAGGAGGTCTTAATGCAGCTTTTGGTAGAGAAGCTTTATATAAAAACACTACAGGTAATCAGAATACAGCGTGTGGTACTTATACACTTTACGAAAATTTAACTGGAATTGAAAATACAGCAGTTGGATATGTTGCCTTAGAAAAAAATACAGCGAGTTATAACACTGCTGTAGGTTCAAGATCTTTAGATGTCAATACTTCTGGGTCAAGTAACACAGCATTAGGTTATCAGTCACTAACTTCTAACACAACAGCAGGAAGTAATACAGCAATCGGTCATGGTGCTATGGCTGCAAACACAACTGGAACACAAAACACTGCCGTAGGTGCTAATGCTTTAGATGCAAATAGTACAGCAAGTTTCAATACAGCAGTGGGATTTGAAGCTTTAACTGATTGTACAACAGGTGATGGGAATACAGCAGTTGGAGAACGTGCCGCCGCAGATGTAACCACATCAGATAATAACACTGCTTTAGGTATGGACGCTTTAAGATTTTGTAGCACATCACCAAGTAATACTGGTATTGGTAAAGGTGCTTTAGGTTCTGTAAATACAGGAAGCGGTTTAAATACAGGAGTTGGTGAATCTGCTACAAATATTACTTGTATTGGTCAAGGTTCACAAGCAAGTGCTGGTGCAACAACTAATGAGTTTGTCTTAGGAAATTCCTCTGTTGCTACATTAAGATGTCAAGTTCAAACAATTAGTTCTTTATCTGATAAAAGAGATAAAACAGATATCATTGATTTACCTATAGGACTTGATTTTGTTAATAAATTAAAGCCAGTAAAATTTAAATGGGATATTAGAAATGTAAATGCAGAAAATCCACATCAGGGAACCGTTAGGGCTGGTTTTATTGCACAAGATTTTAAATCATTACAAGAAAATGAAGATGCAACATTCATGGATTTAACACATGAAACAAACCCTGATAAGTTAGAAGCCAAACAAGGTAATTTGATTCCTGTATTAGTGAAAGCAATACAGGAGTTATCCGTAAAAGTCACAGCCCTCGAAGCAGGGTAAACTGTAAACAATTACTTTCTTAAAATCATGGAAG